GGAAAGATTGAAATTTTTTATCCTTCAGAATTAACTTTATTTCAAATAGGCTATCATTTTGGAAGATATGCCGAAATGCAACACAATTAATTTTATGGAACTATTCAACAACCTTCGGGAAACAATGCTTGAAATTGATTACATCCAGCAGAAAATTGATCGTTTGCAATTATGGCAAACTTCAGGTGAAATTTCAAATATAATTATCAGCTTTGATACTGGATCACATCGCAGAATTTTGATGCAGTATGACACTGACATATCCCTGGTGAATGAAATTAGAATTTTGATCCAGGCAAGTATTGAATTATATGAAAACCAAATACAGGAACTTAAACTAAATTTTTAAAATGAAACCAGTAAAAATGAACGGCTTTGTGTATTATTTTGAAGTTTTTATATCTTCAAATGAACCCTTTATTTTAATGTCCACAACTGAATATCCAAGCGAAGGAATTGCAAAAATTTATTTTTTACGCAAATATTCTATGAAATTTGCTATGGAAGATTTTGTGAAATATGAAGCCAATATAAAAGAACGCAACACACAAAGAAACAATGAAGTGCGTTAATTGCTCAAAACTTTTCACAATAACCCAATACAGGGGCAAAGTCGGGAAAACACTTTGCCCTTATTGTTTGACCTTAAATTTAAAAAAAAATGTCACAAAGAAACAAAGATCTACCAGCAATGCCAGTACATCCAATGCAAGACAAATTTGGTCAGGTAATCCTGATGGCGGGAATGTCAAAGCTGGAAATAACTGCACTAAATATACTATCTGCACAATTAAGAAAAAACAAAATTGAAGATCTTTCCCCTGAAGATATTACCTACCTTATTGGTGAATCTTACAGTATTGCAGATCAATTTTGTGAATACATTGAAAGCAAAGGTGAGAGGGAAAGTGGAATAATAATTTAAATCGTGTAACCAATGACAAATGATCTACACGAAAAATTGTTATCTCGGAAATTCAAACAAAACTACCAGCCACCTGATGAAAACATCATTTTTACTATTGATGGAAAAAATATAGGTTGTTTGCAGTCTTTTGTTTGCTTCCAGGGATTACCTAAAGCTGGGAAAAGTACATTTATCACCAGTGCCATTGCTTCCGCTTTCACTACCTGGGACATATTTGGGATGAAATTAAACTTTCCACCAAACAGAAAGCGGATCTGCTACATAGATACTGAAAGCAGTGATTTTGATTATTACAGGGTCCTGGACAGGATTAGAACGCAAATAATAACTGATCATTTGCCCCACAATTTTGATAGTTTTCTGTTCAGGGAAGATTCACCAAATGAGATCCAGCAAATGATTGAAATTTATTTGCAAGAGAATCAGGACTGTTCAATTTTGGTACTGGATGGCATCCTGGATCTTATTTCAGACTTTAATTCAGTGGAACAGTCTTTTTTCTTAATTCAGTGGTTAAAGAAAATTACCAAAATTCACAATTTACTGATCCTTTGCGTTCTGCACTTGGGTAAAAAAGACCAAAACAGTATTGGTCACATAGGATCTTACCTGGACAGAAAAGCACAGTCAGTTTTAAAAATTGAAAAGAATAAAGAAAACAAGACTATTGATCTGTCAGCAACTTTTTTAAGATCCAGTGATGAATTTAACCCAATATCAATTTACTATTCAGGATCATCCTGGACACAGGCACACAATTCACAGGACAAAACAGGAACTTATATATTCGGGATGGAAAAGACCAGCTTAATTAACAGGATCTTATTTCAACCTCGTAAATATTCTGAAATGCTTTCTGACCTTGAAGAATTTACTGGGAAAGGTTCCACAACTTGCAAAAAAATTTTAAAGGATTGGATTTTGGATGGATCAATAATTAAGTCAGGGGATATGTATAAACAAAAATAGGATCAGTCGCCTGATCCTACCTTGACAAATGATCTTCCAAACGAAAAACCACTTTCCCTTACCACGAAAATAGAAAATATCTAACAAATGAAACTTTTTACAGCCATTATTTTTTTTAAACCTGAAACGGGAATATTGCCCAGGAAGTACAGAAATATTAACAACGTGCCAAATCTGCTCAAATTTGCGTTGAAAAGTGGTGGATGGTATGTGAACCTGTATGACAAGAGAACAAAGGAATTTAAGGGCAGAGAATACCTCACAGAGGCATCCTAACAAATACCAACACTGCATACAAATCAAAAAGGGGCAATTTGCCCCTTTTTTAGTTGCTAAAGGTGAGGGAAAGTGATTTAGATGATTTTTGGTCAGTTTAGGTCAGTTTTACTGATGGTCAAAATGGTTCAGGAAACCTGGGTAGGACACCCGCCCCCCTTACAGGGGGGCGGGTGTACCTATAAACTGACCTGGTTTCTGACCTAAATTGTCCTAAATTTATTTTTTTGAATAATTTTCAGTAATTTTGGGTTATTATTTGAAAATTTTGAAAATGAGAAATTGGATTTTAATTGGTTTAGCTGGTCTGACAGGATGGTATTTGCTTGGCAAAAGTCAGTTAGCAAATAGAACAAAATTGATCTTCAAAAAACTTGGTTTTGCCAATAAAAAATTCCAGCTTGTTTTTGGTGTTCAGAATCCAACTGGACAAACTGCAAAGGTTTCTGCCATCACTGGTGAAGTTTACCTGGGTGACAAATTGATAGCTGATTTTTCAAGTTTTGGTGAACAAAAAATTGCTGCCAGGTCTGAATCTGAATTAAAAATACAGGCATCACCTACTATCGGAATACTTCAACTGATCACATCAAAGGGATGGTTGAAAAAAGGTCTGCAATACACTGTAAAAGGAACTGGAAATTTTGACGGAATTGTAGTTCCGTTTGATTATAAAGCAAGTTTGATCTAATGCAGAAAAATTTACTTTTGGGTAGGTTGAAGCCGTTTGGTGGAAATTCCAAAATGTTGGTCAGGGATCAGCAAGTTCCTGATATTATTTCTGCAATGCTTTCTGCACATAAAATGTATGCCAGTGAATATGATAAAATTAGTCAAGATTTTAATTCAGGTGATGGTGTACAAACTGCAAAGAAGTTGTTTGAATTTCTCAAAAAGAATGTCAGGTACAAAATAGAATCTGACAAGGCACAAAGGATAATGTCACCAGGTGCAATTTTATCCCTGGGCAAAAATGACTGTAAAAATTATGCTTTGTTTATTATGGGAGTGCTGGACAGTCTGAAAAGGAAAGGATTAATCAATAATAAAATATATTATAGGTTTGCCAGTTACAGACTACTGGATGAAATCCCACACCACGTTTTCGCAGTCATCCAGGATCAGCAAGGAAATGAATTTTTTATTGATCCTGTACTGTCAAAATTTAATGAAAGAAAAACTTACTATCACAAAATAGATAAATCACCCAGTATGCCACTATACAGTGTATCAGGTATTGGTGCCAAGAAAAAAGCTGCAAAAAAAGCAGCTGCACCAGTTGAACAGGCTGCACCAGCTGCAAAACCTAAAGAAAAAAAGAAAATAGTTTTGAAGATAGCACTGGCACCAGCCAGGGGATCTTTTCTTTTGTTGGTAGGTTTGAACTTTATGGGATTGGCTACAAAGTTGAAAAATGCTTTTGCAAATAGGGCAGATGAAACCCAAAATTGGTGGAAAAACTTGGGTGGAAATCCTAATGAACTTTTGAGAAAAACAGAACAGGGGGCAAAAAAGAAAAAATTGTTGGGTGCTGATGTTGAATTTGCTTCTGAAGGTCAGATTGGAGTAGTTGCCACTGGTACTGCTGCTGCTGCTGCCACTGCTGCACCCATCCTGATTAAATTGGCTGAATTTTTGTCAAAGTTGGGAATTGATGTTAAGGAAGTTGCTGAAGTTGGAAAACAAGTTTTAGCAAAACAAGTGAAAAATGTAGTGGAAAAAAAGCTGGAAGCGGATGCACAGGTAGAGCAGGCAAGTCAGGATGAAATTGATAGCATTGTTAACCAGGCTGAAAATGTTAATCCTGATGGATCTAAAAAAATGAACTATTTGCCCATTGTTATTGGTGGTGCATTGGTAATTTATTTGATCAGTCGCAAAAAGTAATCACTTTCCCTCACCTTTAACAATGTATTCAAATTATCCAGCACAGGCTTCCAAAAACGCAACTGAAGGATATATTTTGAATCTGATAAAAGGAAGTTGCAAAAATGCAACTGGAGTGAAAACAGGAATTAAGTTGATGAATAGATCAGTGCTGGATGAAAAATTTGTAAGAAAGATCTATTCTTATTTAAAAAGGGCGAAAGTTTATGTTGGGGATCAGGACAAGTGCGGTTATATTAGTTACCAGTTGTGGGGTGGAAATGAAATGCTCACCTGGTGTGAAAAAACATTAAAAAAATAATTATGACTGCAAAACAAAAAGCAGCAAGGGAAAAGTTTAAAAAAGTGGTTGCTGAAGCTGGAAAACTTCGCAAAAAGAATCCATCTTTAACACAGGCACAGGCAGTTAAACAGGCTTGGGCAATCAGCTATTCAAAAGCTGGTGAAACTAAAAAAGTTGGTGCCGTAAAAAAGAAGTCACCACTAAAAAAAGCTGCACCTAAAAAGAAAGCTGCACCTAAAAAAGTTGCATCAAAAAGAATTACTGACATACATAAAGATTCAAAAAGTCATAACGTAAATATTAAGGTTGTCAGTGGTGTTAAAAAAATTGGTGCCTTATATGAGTTTTTTGATATTAAGGGGTTGACTGATGTTGATAGTCTAAAAAAAGCATATTTCAAACTTGCAAAAGTTTACCATCCTGATGCTGGTGGAACTAAAGAGCAATTTCAAAAACTGCAAAAAGAATATGAGGGTCTTTTTAAGACAATAATGTCAGGAAGCAATTTGTCTGCAAATGATATTGCAAATGAAATTGAACTTGATGAAAATTTAAGGAAAGCAGTTGATGCCATTATTGGGATCCCACAACTTAATGTTGAATTAATAGGTAAGTGGATATGGGTAAGTGGAAATACTTACCCAATAAGAAACGAACTTAAAAATGCTGGTTTTATGTTTGCCCCAGTTAAAAAAATGTGGTATTATAAAGGCATTGAAAGTGCTGGAAGGGGTAAACTGACTATTGATGAAATAAGAAAAAAATACGGAACCCAGGCAATACAAAAAGAGGGTATGAAAAAAATACAAGGTATTGGTGAGTATATTAGTCCAGCTAAAAAGAAAAAGTTTTTCTTGTCATTAAAGAAAGCATTAAAAGCACTGGATAACAGAAAAGATCAAAAAATTATAATTTCAGGTATCATAAATAAAATACATTAAAAATCTTGGGATTGCTTCCCACATAAACAAAAAAAAACAAAAAAAATGGCACGTAGAAAAAAAAGGTCTGCACCCAGCCGTAGGAGAAAATCTCGCAAAATGGGAGCAATCGGTAAAAGTTTCTTGATGGATGCTGCTGGTCTTGTTGCCGGTGCAGCTGCTGCAAGGGTTTTGACTTCCAGCGGAAAAATTCTTCCAAACCTTGATCCTAAATTGAAAAGTGCTGGTGTAATTGCAATCGGTGCATTTTTCCCTAAATTCCTGAAAGGATCTTTCGGTAAAGCAATCGGTGATGGTATGGTAGCTGCTGGTGGTCTTGGACTGCTTCAATCAACTGGTGTACTGGGTGCAATTGACAATGCAATGGAAATCCCTGTTTCTGTTATGGCTGGTGATGATCTTTCTGTAATTGCTGGTTACGGTGAGGACAATCTTTCAGTTATTGCTGGAATGGATGAGGAATACTCTTATTAATCAAAAAAAAGTAAAAATTAAATAAAATGGCAACACAACACGGTGCAAGGCTTGTTTTTGACAATGCCAAAAATCTCGTTAACAATGCTGGTTTTTCTGCTGGTCAAGCAGTTCTGTCCCAGTCTTATATTCGTTCTGAAGTAGCAATGTCTACAACAACTACTTCCTATCAAATTCCTATCCTGGTTAACAGTGTAGGTGCTGGTACCAACTTTGCTACAAATAATCTTCTGAACCTTCAGGATGCTTTTGTGGTAAGTTCTATTGGTGTTTTTGTAGCTATTCCAGCTGCATCTACAACTACTGCATTTCCTTTGTACACTTACCCCAATACTACTGCATTTAGTACTTCAGGTGCTTCTGCTGCTTTGTACAATCTTTATGGTGGTAAATTGTCAGTTGTTGTAAATAATAGGCAAATTGTACCAGCTTGGGATCTTTACAGGCATTTGTACGTTCCACAAACACAACAAGGTGCTGCATCTACTGCAACAACTATTGATCAGAATGATGCAACTGAATTTGGTTACTATCCAGTAGAACCAAACATTGTATTGGTTGGATCTAAAAACAACGTAATCAGCTTGGAACTCCCAGGTGCAATTTCTACTCTCCAGGCATCAACTGCCCCAAGGATCGTGGTTATTATGCGTGGTATCTTGGCACAAAATGTTACTCCTGTTAGATAATAACTGGAATTAACTTCTGAAATGGAACGGGGGATGCCACAGTAAATCCAGAACCCCTATTTTTTTCGTTCTAAAAAAAACAAAAAATGAACAAAGTTCAGAACTACGAATTTATTGAAGTAGTTGTTCCACAATCATCAACTGGAACCCGTTTCTACTTCCCTGATCAGCCACAACTTCGCTTTGTATCTTTGCTTAACCTGGTCTGCTATACTACTGACACCATCACAAATAGTGTTTTGAGTGGAAATGCTTTGCTTTCTACTGCAAATCTTAAGCAGTCTTACCTGGTGCTTTACTACAATGACAAGGAATCAGTTAACAGGATCCCTGTACTGGAACTTAATAGGGTAGTATCTAATTCTGCCACTGCTGCTTTCAGTTTTGATATTACTCCATTTGCTGGTCAGCAAATTATATGGGCAAAATCTTACATCCAAACTCCTACTGCATACAGTTCCATTAGTGGATCTAATTTCAGCATTTGTTTTGGTGTTTACTATGCATAATAAATTCACTTTCCCTCACCTTTAATTTAATTGTATGGCAAATCCTAATAAGGCTTTTTTAACTGGAACTGATGCGGTAATGCAATGGTATGACACCAATGCAAAAACAAATTTTTGGTCAGTTAATGATTCTAAAGGTGACATACTTTTTTATTATAGCGGTAATGATGAAAATGAAGCAAGGGATCACCTGGAAAACAATTTAAGGATGGCTGAACAACAAGGGGTTGAAGCAACTTTAACTTTAAGGATCCATCCAAAAATGCCAAAATCAGGATACTTTGAAAAAAAGGATACTGGTATGGTGGTTACACATTTTCGCCCTACTTCATTTAATCCAATTTCCTATCAACCAATGAATCAAATGGGTTATCCTGGTCAACCTAATTTGATGACAGAAATTAATGCTTTGAGGTCTGAAATTGCAGCTTTGAAGATGCAACAGGAAATTGATGATCAGGATGATGATGATGATGATGAACCTGAAGAAAATTTCCTTTCAGGTTTGATCAAATCACCACAAGTACAGACAATGATACTTTCACAACTTTCCAGTCTATTTGCACCTGGTCAAAAGGTTACGCACGTTGCTGGAATACAACAAACGGAAACAATGGCAAATGAAACCGAAATTGACAACGAAGAACGCATTTATAACGCAGTTGAAAGGCTGAAAGCAGTTGATCCACATTTGGCAAGTGATCTTGAATTACTTTGTGAGATGGCTGAAACTGATAAAATGCAATTCAACTTTCTTTTAAAAATGTTAAGAAAATAAGATATGCCAGAAATAACTGCTGATAAGATTATTGGAAAAACATTATTTGCCAAAAAAGATTTGACCAGGTTAAATTCATCCCTGGTTAAAATTGGAACCATTGTTAAAGGTTCACCAGTTGGGCAAGTTTACTCCTATATTCAAAGAGGTGGTAAAGTATATTGGCAGTTTATTGACTTCAACAACAAGCCTTATTTTGTACTACACACTGCTGATAGCTTCAAGTTTTCAGGGGATGTTAAACAGGCAGTTGACCAACAAAAAAAAGAAGTTGAAAAGGTAGAAAAACAGGAAAAAGGATCAGTTCCTTTCTATATTGAAAAATATGGTAAGTGGATTCTGATTTATGGGGTAGGTGCATATTTGATAGCAACTTATATAAAATCAAGAAAATGAAAAACAAAGGGTTAATTTATATCCTGTTAGCTGGTGGTGCAATTTTGTTGCTATCAATGAAAAAGAAAACTGCCACATACAAGCTGGAAGTTCCGGCACCTGAAAAGATCACTGCTGAACAATTTGAAAAACCATCCTTGCTTCAAAAAGTAAGCAAGGCAGTTAAAAAAGTTGCTCCAGTGGTTAAAAAGGCAGTTGCTACTGCTAAACAAAAAAAAGCAGCTAAACGATCAACAAAAATTGGTCAATTTCCTGATATGTGCTAAAATTTAATACAATGAAGCCGCAACATTTAAAAATTAATATTCAGGATGAAATTTCAGCTGATCAGTTGAAATTGGCATATAATAAGCAAAGGTCTGATCGTGCCAGGTATGAACAGGAAAACAGTGTTTCAAAGTCAACTGGACAGGCTTTTCAAAAGTATTATGTTGAAACAAAGGTATTTTATACAACTGCCAACATTGGATCAGAATGTAATGAAATTACTTTCATCAACAATGGAACTACTGCCCTGGTGATTGCTGATGTTCCTTTGCAGCCTAATCAATCTTTGAGAATATCAGGAAACAGGGGTGAAATTGATACTACACAATATCAATTAACTTTTGCAACTCCAATTAATACAGGAAATCAATTAATCGTAATCCGTAAACTTTATATATAATGATAGTATTGGATCTCTCAATTCTTAATCAGAAAGGGACTCCAATGTTCAATTCTGACACTTTAGCTAACCGACCAGCTGCTGGTATTGTTGGCAGAATATTTATTGCCATTGATAGTCCTTTTGGCATTTATAGGGACACTGGATCAGCTTGGGATCAAATTTCAGGTGCATCAACATTTAGTGGATCATTGGCAACTGGACAAGTCGCATTTGGTTCTGCAACGAATACCATTTCAGGTACCAATAATTTATTTTGGGATGCTGCGAATAGTAGGTTGGGGATTGGGACTAATACACCTGCTCTAAAATTAAGTGTAATAACATCTGGTGGTGCAAATTTCATTCAAAGTGCTGGTTTTGGAGATGTTTCAAGTCAAAGTGGTTATATACTTTTAGAAAAAGGTAGAGGAACTTCATCATCTCCGACTGCATTATTGTCTGGGGATATTTTAGGTTCAATAAATTTTCGCGGTTATTATACTTCATCAAATGTTAGTACTACTTTTTCAATATTTGCAGTAGCGTCAAGCAATTTTACAAGTTTAGTTAATCCTGTGAATTTAATATTTAGAAAATTTGCTACTGATGGTAATACTACTGATTTAATGAGATTGGTAGGTGAAACAGGCAATCTAATAATTCAAAACGGAGGCACATTCACCGATGGCGGTCAGCGTTTGCAAGTTGGTGGTGATGTTTTCATAAAGGGGAGTGGGAATACAAGTGCTACTACTGGATTGACATTGCAGAATAGTGATGCGACTAATATATTAAGAATAAACAATGCTGGACAGGCAATTTTTGGTACTAATCCACAATCAATTGGTGTAAGGCTTGAGACAGATGGAATTTTTCGTGCTTGGTCACAACTTGAAGTTGGTCAATTTGGCACACTGGCAATTACAACTACACAATTAACAAAAGGTGCATCAGGTTCTGATTTTTATGAATTTAGAAATAGTAGTTCAATAACTGCACCTAATGGAACTTATTATTTTTTACAACTTACAAATAATGTTACTCCAACAAGTGGTATCGCAGTTGTTAATGGTTTAAATATAAATTTTACCATTAATCAAACTGGTGGTGCAAATGGTATTACAAGGGGTATCAGAATTGCACCAACTTTGACTTCTGCTGCTGATTGGAGATCAATAGAATGGTCAAACAATACAGGATGGGGAATATATGGTGCTGGAACTGCACTAAATTATCTTGGTGGTACATTAGGCATCAAAACCACTTCCCCTTACTCACCTTCAACTTTCTCACTTGATGTTAATGGTGGATTACTTGTTAAAAATACTGCTGGAACAACTGCACAAATTACACTGATAAATGCTGATCCTTCAATTGGTGGCAATAATGGTTTCCTGGTTGCTTCAGTTGGTGGTACTTCAGGCGGTTCTTATGTTGATTTTCAAGGGTATTATGGTACTTCAATAGTTGGATCAACTGCATTAAGGCTTAATCCAGCTGGTGGTGCAGTAATTATCAATAGCACCACTAATAGTGGTGAACAATTCCAATTGACTGGTACATTGCGTATTAATGGACAACAAAGTGCAACTTCAGGCGGAAATTCAGGTCAGCACCTTATTATAAATTTAGATGGCACTCAATATAAAATTAAATTAGAACTTCCATAAATTATAAAAAATGAAACAAATTCAACCAATCCAAATTTGGGTTAATGGTCAAGAGCAAACTGGTAATTATATCAATGCTTATATAATTAATGATAATCTCCAGGATTCTGCTACTTTTTATTGGGCAATATTTACTGCTGAAACTGCTGGAATCCAACTTTCTCAAGGCAATTTGACAATGGTGGAACCAGATTATTCAGTGTGGGATTCAACTGCTGATATTAACGCAGCTGCTTATGCCTGGATCTGTGATCAGCTTTCATTAACTTTGATTCCATAACAATTAAAATTTGACAAAATGAACGAAAAACAAGCACTTGAAATTATTAAAGCTATTCTGGATCTTGCTACCAGCAAAGGGGTATTTTCCAAAATAGATGAATCTTTTACTGCAATCCAGGCATTTAATGTAATTGCTGAAAAGTTTAAAGATGAACCAGGTAAAGATGCAGTCACAAACTGATCCCACATATATTGCCACATTTAGCACTGTTTTGTTTTCCCTGTTGGGAGTTCAAAATATATCTGAATTGGCAAATATTGTTTTTCTTGGTGCCAGTACAATATCCTGTGCAATTTCCATCCTGGTAGGAATTAAACAACTGAAAAAAAAGTAATATGAAAAGAATATTGAAAAACATTAAGACTTCATTTTTTGGATCTATTGCTGGTGGTTCCCTGATCCTGGATGGCATCCAACATAACAACTGGATTAACATAATTGCTGGTATTGCAACTGCAATCACTGGACTGTTAGCAAAGGATAGTGATGTCCAATAAGAAAAAAATTTATATCGGTTTAGCCGTTTTGCTGATCTTATTAATCGGAAAAAAAGTGAGTGCATTAAATATCATCAAAAAGTTTGAAGGTCTTGAATTGACCAGCTATCCTGATACGGGTGGAATTTGGACCATTGGTTTTGGTGCAACGATCAACAAAGACACAGGACAGGCAATCAAACCAGGTGACAAAATAGACCTGGCAACTGCTGAAAGGTGGTTGAAAATGGATGTTTCTGAACGTGAAAAGAAAATAAAGGGATTGATCAAGGTTCCTGTAACTCCAAATCAGATGGCAGCAATGGTAAGCCTTGCTTACAATATTGGAACTGGTGCTTTTGGTTCCAGCACATTGTTAAGGTTACTTAACCAGGGAGCAGATAAAAAGCTGGTAGCTGATCAGTTTTTAAGGTGGAATAAAGTACAGGGAAAGGAAGTCAAGGGATTGATCAACAGAAGAAAATTGGAACGGGAACTGTTCTTAAAATAGTTAAAGGTTCATATAAATAGAGGTGTTACAGGGGGAAATTTCCATTTCTCCCTTTTTTTATGCCTAAAAATTTGGAATTATCAGAAAAATGTTGATAAATTTAACCCGACAAACGATTTTCTTAAACATTTAAAACGAAAAACAAATGAAAAAAACTACACTTCAGATCGTTCTGATCGTTCTGCTTTGCTTGTTAATGTGTTTTGCTGATTCTTTATGATCCGTTTACTTGCTTGGGTGCTATCAGTTATTTATCTGATAGTATTGGGCATCCCAACTGCCATTGGTTTATTGATCATTCTACAAATTTTATCAATTTTTAAATTTATCAGCAATGTTAGAAAAAAAAGAAAAAAGCATAATAGTACACAATTACCTGTATGGTCTGATTACTTTCCTGACCAATCACAGAATCCCATTTACTGAACTGCCCGAAGGAAAGATTGAAATTTTTTATCCTTCAGAATTAACTTTATTTCAAATAGGCTATCATTTTGGAAGATATGCCGAAATGCAACACAATTAATTTTATGGAACTATTCAACAACCTTCGGGAAAC